CAAATCACGTAAGGCAGTATGCAACTCAACAAACCGCGCTACATCATAGCGCACACAGCGGCATTCACCCCGGAGGTGGATATAGCCGAGATCGACCGCTGGCACCGGGAACGCGGATTCACACGGCTCCCATACTGGCGAGACCAGCACAACCCGGAGCTAACATCATTCGGATATCACTACCTCATTCAGCAGGACGGCGTCACAGCATCCGGGCGGCACGAGGATGAGCCTGGGAGCCATTGCAGGAACGGATCAATGAACCGCCAAAGTATCGGCGTGTGTTTCACCGGGCACGGCGATCAGAGCGACTTCACCCCGGAGCAGTACGACGCCTTCTTTACGCTGGCAGCCAGCATCCGCAGGCGTTACCCGGAGGTGGCCCGGCTCGGCTCCGCTGCCCTGCTTGGGCATCGTGAGGTAAGAGGCGTGACGAAGACCTGCCCCGGCCTGATGGTTGACATGGAGGCGTTTCGGCGCATGTACGGGCTACGGATCGTAGCTGATGGCATGGGGATGGTGGATGTGCTAGGGCTGAGGCCGATGGCGGTGCGGGCGATTTGAACTAAGTGCTTTATTTTCAGTATATTAGGATAGCTAATCACAAATTTAGTTAGCCTAACAAATGGCAGATCAAGACACGCCGCGCATCATCATCTCAGGCGGCACAGTCGAGACAGCGTTCGGGGCGCAGCAGATAGAGACCGATACCGACTTCTACCGCGTCGAAGGGTACTACGTCTGCCCTAGTGACTCCGATTACACGATCCTGGAGATGTACAGCGGCAGGGATAAGCGCGTAAAGCTGTCCCTGGAGCAGGTACGCGATATCATGAGCCGGATCATTGATAAGAAACTACAACTCTTTGCCTAATGCCCTCTCCATTACTAGACCCCGTTAGCGAGAAAGAACGCGACGCCGAGTACATTCAGCAGATAGCCGAAGCGATCCATAACCGGGCGCAGCAAGGCATGTTTGCCACGAAAGAGGACGCGGAGCGCGTCTGTGAGCTGACGCATACCCTGTGCCGCAAGATCACGATGTACTACAAGCACCACAAGACGATTGCCGCCCCTGACAAGGTGACGTTGGAGCGGCTGACCGTGGAAGGTCCGAGCCTCAACGAGTTCACGAGCTGGAAGGCGGGGCAGCCTGCGTGATGCACAATCAACCACAGCCGGAGGTGTAGGGCTTATGGCTAAACTGACCGAAAAGCAGCGTAAGTTCGTCGAGGCTTTCATGGGTCCCGCCAAAGGGAACGCCACGGAAGCAGCGCGTATTGCTGGCTATTCGGGTAGTGATGCGACGCTTAGAAACGCTGGTTCTCGGCTGCTAACAAATGCTAACATATCAGAAGCCATCAAAGAACGTCAGGAATCCGATCCACTGGTTGCTGATCGTGAGGAAAGGCAGCGCTTTTGGTCCGAGGTTATGCGCAACGATCAGGCGGATATGAAGGACAGGCTCAAGGCGTCCGAGATCCTTGGCAAGTCGCAGGCGGACTTTACGGAGCGCATAGACCACACCACCGGCGGCGAATCATTTGAGACGATCAATGTAAGTATCGTAAGTGCCAAAAAGCCTTGACATATCCGGCACCGAACTGCTAGAGCGCACCCTTGCCAGTGACGCAAAGATCATCGTGCATGAGGGTTCGAGTAGTTCAAGCAAGACGTTTTCCCTTGCTCAGTATCTCATTGTGCGTTCGTTCAGTGAAAGCAACAAGACGTTCTCTGTAGTGCGTAAGACCATGCCAGCGATGAAGCGCGGGGCGCTGAAGGACTTTAAGGAAGCCCTTAACCTGGCAGGGTGTTACAGCGCATTCAATGAGAACAAGACAGACTTCAAGTTTACCAACAAGCAGAGCGGAACCGTGATAGAGTTCTTTGCCCTTGATAACGAGCAGAAAGCACGCGGGCCGCGCCGTGACGTACTATGGCTCAATGAGGGCAATGAATTGCATTACGAGGATTACCGGCAGCTTGCAATGCGTACCAAAGATCAAATCCTGATTGATTATAACCCGTCTATGATGCGTTCATGGATCTATGACGAGGTGCTGACCCGCGACGACTGCGAACACATCCACAGCACGTACAAGGTGAATGCGTTCCTTACGGATGCAAATCGGCGCGAGATAGAGATCATGGTTCCCGTCTACGAAGAAGCGGACGGGACAAAGTTCATTGATTGGGATCTAACCTACACCGGCACCGGGCAGCTCATCAAAGGCGATCCGTATTGGTGGAGCGTTTACGGCCTGGGGCGGCGCGGTTCGCCATCGGAAGCCATCTACCCCTACGTGTACGACTCCCCCGGCTTGCCGGACGGCGAGACGGTGTACGGGCTGGACTTCGGGTATAATCACCCGATGGTCATGGTAGAGGTTGGTATACGGGACATTGACCCGAAGCCGGAGCTTCATGTTGACGAGATCATACACGAATCATACTTAACGATTGCCGATCTGATTGATAAGATGAATGATATCGGCATTGATCGGCATAAGAAGATTGTAGCGGATGGATCAAGGCCGGAAGCTATTGAGGAGATCAAGCGTGCAGGGTATTGGATAGAGGGGGCAGACAAGAGCAAGGGGTCCGTGTATGCCGGTATCAATATTGTTAAATCATACAAGCTGTGCTTCACGAAAAGGAGCTACAGAGGCAAGCAGCAACATCAGGACTACCGCTGGCGCAAGTTGCCCGATGGCACTATACTTGATGAACCTGTTAAACTAGATGACGACTGCCCCGACGCCGTCAGGTATCCCGTATTTTCGCATTTCGCCAAGCCTGTAGGCTGGCTGGTATCATAAGGAAAAGAAATGGCAGGCGTAGCAATTCTCGACACACGAAGCCCCATTAAAAACACGTCACTGAATACGATCCTCGGCTGGTTCAGCGAGGACAAGAAGACCAACGTATCCATACAGACGCTATTCCATCAGCAGGGGTGGTTCCATCGCTGTGTGGACCTGCGGGCGAAGTCCATTCAGTCGATGCCGTGGAGCATTACAGCAACCGGCAGCGATACTGTTGTATGGGATAGCGACGCCCCGGAATTGCCGGAGCAGCTCAAGGTGCTGGACAACCTGCCCGGTCTTCTGTATCAATGGGAAGCATCCCTTGTCACCGTTGGCAGCGCATACACGCTTAAGGAGAACGATGGGCGCGGCATATCGAACCTGTTCTACCTATCCCCCACGAAGATAGAACCGATTAAGACACCAGCGCGGGGCGTCGTTGGGTATAAGCGAAACGTGAACAGCGGGCAGGAGACGTACGATGTTGAGGACATGATAGCCATACATGGCCTTGATCCGTTCATCGAGAACGGCCCCGGTGTATCGGGCGCAATGGCTGGAAAGAAGAACGTTCAGGTGCTACGCGCCCTGGATGGCTTCCTGGCTAACTTCCTTGACAAAGGCGCAATCAAGGCAACGATCTTAACGGTTGAAGGCGGCGAGAACATCCACCCGGATCAGATTCAAAACCTGAAGACGAAGTGGAATAAGATGCTCACCGGCTGGTTCAATGGCGGCAAGAATGAGGTGTTTAACTCGAAGGTAAAGCCGGAAGTGATCGGTGAGGGCTTATCCGATCTCTCTGATAGCGATTTAACCAGCGAACAGCGGGAAGCCGTATGCGCCGCTCTTGGCATCCCGTTCAGCCTCGTGATGAGTAATGCATCTAACTTCGCTACGGCGGAGCTTGACCACATCAACTACTACGTGTTTACGGTCGTACCACAGGCTAAATTCTTGCAGCGGCAGCTTAACCGGCAGCTATTTAGCGAGATGGGCTACCGCTTCACGTTCCACCCGGAGCAGCTTGAAGTGATACAGCGATATGAACTGGACAAAGCGCAAAAGGTGGTACAGATTACAGGTGGCCCCGTCCTTACGATGGATGAGGGGCGCGAATTGCTAGGCTACGAGCCTCTGGGATCACGTGAAATCGTCGTAGATGCCAGAGAAGAGGAAGCACAGCCCCGGCAGCTTGCGGCGGCTACAGAGGAAGGTGCAGACGAATCGACAGCGGATGTGAAGGTATTGCTTCAGAGCATCCAGGAGCAGCTTGAAGCGCTGAAGGTGCAGCCGGTAGCCGTGGAAGCCGAATGGAAGTCTGACACCGGCAAGGAGCAGGATATAACGGCTTGGCGTCGCAAGATCGCCAAGAAAGACCGGAGCGTTAAGTTTAGCCCGGACCACCTGAGCGAATACGAGGCGGCGATCATTCGCCAACGCCTTGATGATGGTGAGGAGCTTGATGCCGTGTTTGCACCCCCTTTCGTGGGTTTTTAGCCGCTCCTGCAAAGCACTATCCAGGGTATGCAGGGGCGTTACGGACGCTGGAACGGGCGGGACGCCATAGGGCATCCTTAAAGGCTCAGGACGACGAGCAGCGGCGTGCCGAGTGGTTAGCCGTTGACCGTATGCGGGACGTACACCGGGGGCCTGTAGCGGCCATCGTGCGGCAGTTCTTTGACGATCAGGAAGCCGAGATCATAGCCGAGATTGCAAAGCGATCTACCAAGACATTCAGCCTTGCCGACTTCTTCGACTTCCGCAAATGGGCGCGGGAGTTCATCGGGCGGTTAACCGGGCAGATCACGGAGATTATACGAGACGGTAAACTCGCCGGATTGCTTCGCATCGGCCTTGAATCGGACACCATACCGGATCGCCCTATCGCGTGGGATATCATCGCCCGGCAGGTCACGCGTAGTGAACTGGTTAACCAGGCGACGGAACGGCAGGTAATACGGCTACTCACGGACATGATAGCGGAGAACGCCACGCAGAACGAAATGCAGGCGTCAATGCATCAATTGTTCGAGGGCTACCGGGAGTACCGCGTTGACCGGATCACGAATACGGTCGTGGTTGGCGCGTTTGAATCGGGTACGCTTGAGGCGTGGATGGAGAACGGGATCAACAAGAAGGCATGGCTTTCAACGGCTGATGGTCGTGTACGGTCTGACCATGACACGCGCCAGCATCCCGAACTTGCCGAGCCGATAGAGATTAGTCTACCTTTCATGGTTGGCGGCAGCCCCTTGCAGCATCCGGGCGATCCCGAAGGGCCTCCGGGTCAGGTAATTAACTGTCGATGTACGCTAACCCCCTTGATTGATGATTAGCAAGAAAGAAAAAGCCAGAAGAATACTTGACGGGATGTGTTTGCTATGTGGCGTCGAGGCTGAACACGAACATCATCCCGATCCAAAGTTCAGGGATGGGTACGATGTGACAATTCCGCTATGCGTAAAGTGCCATGCGCGCTGTCATATGCTACCGGCTCATACTTGGATTGGTCATTCAGAAGCAACTAAGGCTGGAATAGAAAAGAAAAGGGCTACAGGATGGAAACCCGGAATAAACGGCAAGAAGTTAGCGGTGAAGAATATGCTCGGAGCTGATTTATGGGCATTTCTAATGAAGCCTATTATCTCGGAACTACAGTCTGGCGGGTATAGAACACTAGAGCAACAAGTCAATGAGCTTAATAGGCGCAATTTCCCTACATATACTGTGTGGATTAAAAGGCGAGATGATGCTATTTGGCACATCTCATCCTTGCACACCGTGATTAAGAGGATGCAGATGTTGTATTCACTATCAGAGCATAAGTCGCGGCAATTAAGCCTCTTTTAATGCATATGACCGAAACCGAAAACAAGATAGTAAGCCTGCCAGCCCTTCAGGGCATGGCGTCAACCGGCAACCAGGATCTCGTCTACGAGCAGCCGGACGAGCTGACGCAGCATGAATTGCAACAGGCAATCACTATATTAAGGGCGATCAAGCGCACGCAGCGCGGCTACATGCTGGCATCCCCTACCGTTGGCGGGGGGCGTGCATTGCATATCGTTCACCTAGACAAGGCGAAGGCGGCATGAGTGTGGTTTATGACTGCAAAAAGGCTGATGTGTTGGTAGATGACCTATCTTTTTCGCTTGAGGCATTAACACCTAAACTGCGAAAGCTAGCAAACCGGTTTCCTGAGTACGATACTTCCTATTGGGTACAGAGAATCAAAGACAGTAGCGACTACAAGTTAAACGTTTTTGTAAAGTCAGGTAGCTACAACAGGAAGGTAGAACTTCATGTCAATGAGTACACTGTTTCCAGCGATACGTACGCTGAGGCGATATACAATGTATTAACAGAGGAGTTGGTACAAAGAAGGCTAGTCCTTGAAGCTCGTAGGCTGGTTAGTGTATAGTTGGAACTAATACCCTAAATCCTTATATTACAGCATGTTAGGCATCGCCTGACGACCCAAGAATTAAGAAACTCCCAAAGGAGCAGTTTACCGCAAGGTAGGCCGCTCCTTTTCTCGTTTATGGAAAATCACGAACAAGAGTCACAAGCCCCATTAGCAAGCGAAACCGTCGTCTTTTTCGGCGGGGAAGTCAAGGCGTTAGACGAAGAAGGCAAGGTTGGCGGGTATCTCGTCCGCTTTAGCACGGCGAAAGATCCCGACCTCGCTGGCGACTTCTTCACGCCTGAAACCGACTTCGGCCCGGTCAAGGTAAGCCCGGTGCTCTACCATCATGGGCAGGACAGCGCCATCAAGGGCCGTAGGCTCGGCATGGGCAGTTTGTCCACCGATGACGTAGGCGTGTGGCTTGAAGGGCAGATGGATCTACGTGATGAATACGAGAAAGCAATATTCGAGATGGCAAAGCAGGGGAAACTCGGCTGGTCATCTGGAACGGCGGCGCATCTTGTAGAGCGTGAGGCGGTCGGTAAATCCTGGCACATCAAATCATGGCCGCTCGGCCTTGATGCCAGTCTCACCCCTACACCGTGCGAACCGCGCACCAAGGCTATACCCCTTAAATCATATCTGGCGGAGCTGAAGGCCGAAAGCCTAACACGCCTAATAGACACCGTTCATACTGCCTTTTGGAATACATACGGGCGGCTTGACTGTGACTCGTGGGTGTCTGAGGTATTCGATACGGACGTGATTGCCAGGGTTGGCGACAAGTACTACCGGATACCATACACACGCGATGGTGATAGCGTCATGTTCTCCACTACAGGGGAATGGACAGAGGTGCAGGAGAAACGTGAGTGGATCGAAAAGAAAACAGTTTATCTCAATCATATCGCGGAGCTAAAAGCTCAAGAGACGGACCACGCAGAGACGGATGTGCAATCCGTAGTCGTGCCCGTAGATGCAGAAAGCGAAGCGGCTGAACCTGTCGGGGTCAAATCCGATCCCGATACAACTCAAACCGCAACAATGGAAAACGTAGAAAAAACTCCAGCGCAGGAGCCTGTAGTACAGGAAGCTGCACCGGAAGTCAAATCCGAGATCGTCAAGCCTACTGAAGTGCTGACGATCACTAAGGCCGAGTACGATCAGTACAAGAGCCTTGAAGTGCAGGCCAAGGCAGGCGCACCAGAGCCTCAGCGCGTCGTCAAGGCCGCTCACGATGTCTCTGCTGCCAACGTGAACTTCAAGACCGGCTTGGGCGACACAGAAGCCAAGGCGGTAGCGCATTGGGTGCGTACTGGCGACATGGGCGGCGTAAGCCACATGAAAGCCGAAGGCGCTGATGGATGGGGAACCGTTTCAGGTCCTCAATCAATCGCTATCAAGGCATCTAACGATACCGATATGAACGTCGGTACCGCTGCTGATGGTGGAAACGCTGTCCCTACGGGCCACTTCCAGAACATCATTGCCCGTCGTGATGAAGCGATGCTTGCTACACGCTTAGGCGTTCGCAACATCCCCGGCAAAGGCACCACGGTAAACGTTCCTCTCGACAACGAGGGAGACGGTGAATTCATCTCAACTGCTGAAGGCGCTGCAAATGATCGTGACGCGCCAGCCATCGGCACAAAAGCAATGACGCTTGGCAAATACACCAAACGCATTGAGCTGTCTGATGAGTTGATGCAGGATGAAGACTCCCGCCTGCTTGAGTTCCTGGAGAACTTTGTAGGTCGTGGCATGGCGAAAACGCACAACAGCCTTTTGGTCACTGAAGTTACCACAAACGGTACCAACTTCAAGACCTTTGCTGGCGCTGCTGCTATCGCCGCTGGAGAAGTTCAGGACATCGTTTACAACAACGACCTGGCTTTCTACCTCGACGACACAGGAAACGTAGGTTGGGTTACACGCCCTGCTACTTATGGCCTCGTAGCCAAGCTGCAAGGCAATGATTTCATCTACGACGATACGCCGCAAGGCTCAAGCCGTGGACAGCGCTCATTGCTTCAGTACCCTGTGTACTTCTCCAACGCTGTTCCTGCTGCCACTACTGGCTTGAAGTCCGTCCTCTTTGGCAACTTCAACTATGTAGGTGTTCGCAACGAGCCTGAGTTCCGCGTACTGCGTGACCCATACTCCGCAAGCACAACCGGGCAGCTTCGCCTTCACTACTACTTCCGCACGGTGTACGGTGTACTCCAGGCCGAAGCTGTAGGGTACGGCACACAGGCGTAAGCTCAAACTGACAGGTAACGGGAGGGGCTCCGGCCCTTCCCTGCTCCTACAGATCAAAGGACAATGATCGTATTAGCACTAAAGAGCTTTGCCAGCGAGTCACGGAGCTGTGTTGAGGGTGAAACCTACGATTTGCCAGCCGATGAGGTGAAAAGCCTCGGCGGATTGGTGGAAGCGGTTAAGCCAGCAAAGGCAGCGAAGAAGGCACCGGCAAAGAAGACGACGAGCAAGTAAGTGATTCAAGTTGAGGTAACGACCACCCCTACACTGCTATTAGATCCACAGGAGGCAAAAGACTTCCTGAACCTGGATCTAAACGAAGCCGAACTAATGCTGCTAATGCGCGGCATTCAGGAGAAGGCGGAAGCGTATTGTGGGCGCTCGTTCACCACGCGGACAATCACCTATAAGCTGGACATGATAGGCGGCGACGATGTTCTCACATTGCCACGCGGCCCGGTCACGTCGATCACGTCAATTGAGACGCTTGATGAGGATGACGTAGCGACAACGATAGCCAGTTCAACCTACTACATGGTCGACAACGACCGACTGGTATTTACTACCACCCCGGACGTGCAACGCGACTATGGCGGCATTCTGATTACCTACGTTGCCGGATTGTCTACCAAGACGCCGGACGCGGTAAAGGTCGGGATGCTGAAGGGTTTGGCAACGCTATTTGAGCACAGGGAAGACTTTGTTGTGGGATCATCGGTGGCAATGCTACCCGATGTCTCAAAGACTTACCTGGATCAATACAGGCTGCTATGCTGAGAACTGGAACGCTACGGGAGCACGTCACCATACAGGTGAAGACGCTTACCACGGATCAGTACCACGAGCAAAGCGAAGCCTGGGCGGATGTGGCAACGGTGCCCGCTGCTGTCGGACCTATACCTGCAACCGAACAGGTGACAGCGGATCGGTTAGAGACGCAGCAGCGGCTACTTATCACTATCAGGTATCGTACGGACGTGACGGTTAAGAATCGCCTTAAGCATGTGTACTGCGGGGAAACCCGATACTACGATGTGGTAAGCGTGACGGACCGGGGCATGAGGCGCAGGGCCTTGGACATCACCGCTGTTTATGAGCAAGACAATCAGGTCTAATGGCATCGGTAAGCATCAAGATTGAAGGGCTAAACGACGCTATCAAAGGCGTTCAGGCTGATGTTGATGCCTTGCTTGTGCAGGCTGATCGGAAGTTCAAGGTGGCCGGGGCACGCATGGAGACCTATGCGAAGGCAAAGGCCCCTGTAAAGCTAGGCTTTCACCGTCGCAACATCCGGCACGATCCGGCAGCGCCATTCTTGTCTACATCGCTAACCGCAGCGGCTAAGTATGCTTCCGTGCTTGAGCTTGGCTTTGATGGGGTTGTGCAGGTGGGTTCGCATTCCAGGACCAGAGACGGCAAGTCACACGCGGTCAGGGCTCATACAAGGCAGATGAACAGACCGGCAAGGCCGCACATCATACCGGGCGCTGAACGTGCCCTGAAACAGCTTATCGAGGATCTTAACGGGCTGCTGAAATGATTAGCGCATCACTCGCATTACAGGACGTGTTAGGCGACGCGATTATCGCGCAGCTTGCCACGGACGCGATCACGGCGGAGGTAACGACGAACCCTACACAGGGCGCGTCAATGCCGCTTGTGGTGATCGGTGAGGATAGCGAAACGGCGGAGGATGAGAACCGCGACCAGATCAGATCCAGCATTGCACACAACGTCTATGTGCATACTGCGAGCCTTGTGCAATCAAAGGAGATCGCTAACAGCGTATTGCAGGCCATAGGGCCGAATGCTACGGCATTCAGCTTAGGTGCCAGCTTCTACGAGGTACGGCGAGAGCTTGAGGCCAACGACACTACAAAAGAGCCGCGCCCGGAGGGGTTCATATACCACTCGCTTATCAGGGTGCGGTATTTCATAAGCCATACAGGCGCGTAAGGCGTCGCAACTCTTAGAACATCATGGCAAATATTGTTAACGGGAAAGAGTACTTGCTCTATGTCAATGCGACATCAGAGCCAGCAACGCCCGACGAGATATTGAACTACACAAAGGTCGGGCTGCTTCGCACCTTTACCTTCAGCGACACGAGCGAACGGCTGACCAGCTCCAACAAGGACAATGGGAGTCGTACCACTACCCTCTCCGGCGATCAGAGCTTCACGCTTACCGGCGAAGTGGAATGGGGGCACGATAGCGACGCCGGGCAGGAAATTGTCTGGGATGCTGTCAAGACGACCACAGCAGCTAATAAGAAGCTGTACTTCCTTTGCACGTCTGATGTGACAAGTGATATACAATTTCGCGGTGCTGGCAATGCAATCAGTTGGGAGCTAGGAAGCCCTAACAACGAGATCATGACCGCATCTTTTGAACTGGCTGGTGATGGTGACTACACCAAAGAAGCCGTAGACGCATAATCCAATGGTAATACGAGACATAGACTTCGATTATTTCCTTGGCGACTGCGCCAAGATGGGCGCTACTGATGCCGATATCAAAAAGGCCGTAGCGATCCGCTTCACCGACAAAGGCAAGGCTGATAAAAAGCCGTGCAATTGGGACGTCAAGGAAAACAAGTGGGTGGCCGTCGATACCCTGACTGTAACCCTTTCCGATGGCGCTGATTTTGGCCGTGTTCGCATGGGCCGGGACCGCACCACATGGGAGCTACTCGACAAAGACCAGAAGGTAATCTGGTCAGACTAACACATCTAATCCCCGACAAAGATGGCAAACAAGGAAAAGGGCGAAGTAAGCCTTTCGATTGATGGCAAGGAGTACATATTGAAACTAACCGCTAACTCTCTGGCAGTGGCTGAGTCGCTTTCCGGTGTTGGTAGCCTGTTCGATATGGATAACCTCGGCTTTAGTACCGTGCGTGCATTGTTCTTTGCATCGGCGCGTGGGCAGATTGACAGCATCAATGCAGCGGGTGAAATGATGGATACTCATTTTGAAGCGATTGTTGATGCCACTACTGAAGCCTACGCCCTTTTTTTCCAAAGACAAGTCAATCACATCACATAGAACCAGGCACAGCCACCCCGCCTACGTGGGATGACTACTTGGTTTTTGCGAATGAGATAGGCTTGCCAGAGGATGCGTTTTGGGATATGTCCCTGCGTGAGTTCCAGCGGTATCTCGATGGCTTCAATAGGCGAAGAGATTACGAACGGCAGCTACACTTTCAGGTGGCAGCTGTTCAGGTTTCCGAGCTACTGAATGCATTCGGAGATCCTAAGCCGCCCTTGCAGCCAAGCCGCTTTCTTGATGCATGGTTAGGCAGAGAGACTGACGTAGAGAGTGCCAAGCAAAGGCTTGCAAGAGCTAATGCACGGCACGAGGCGAGGCTGGTGCGGGAGGCTGCGAAGCGGAAGAAGCGCGATGCTGATTCATCGCCTTAAACACCTCACTCATCTCCTTCATATCTGCGGCCATGCTCATAGATGATTTGGCAATTCCAGCAATCATTGAAAGCACGGACGCCGAAGCGATCATAAGAAAGAATCCGGCAAGGCCAAACCATACATATTGTGTGCTTTCTGGGTCTCCGGGGATAGCTGACGTGATACCGCCAATGAACGAAAACAGCGCACCGACAATCAGGAAGTAAGAAATGACTTTTGCGGCGTTGATAGAGGTTTTCATATGTCTGAAGTAAGAGTTGATATTAGTGGCGATCCGTCAGCGCTAAAGAAAGCCGTTGATGAAGCCAAGAAGGTCTTAAAAGGATTGGGTGCTGCTGCTGAAGAGGCACAGAAGAAACTCGATAAGATTTCCACGGCACGCGGAAAGGCACGTAAGATATTCGACGAGACGGGCGCAACCGCATCTATTGAACGTGCCAGGGCATCTGTTGATCGAGCTAGGGAGTCTATAAAAAAGGCTGAAGCCGATTCCGGTTCCTTCTTCTCCAGGCTTACCTCTGGTTTCAGGGGCCTGAAAAGTGGCGGCGATACCGGTTCGCTTGCAATCAAGGGCATAGGTAAAGCCCTTAAGGGAATTGCTGCACTTGGTATACAGACCACCCTTTCAGCTATTGGCGTGGCTTTGGCTGATGTCTGGGAAAAAGGGGCGCGTGCTGCTGAAGCGGCAAAGCAAGTTTTTCAAAGCGCATTGGGTACACTCGTAAATTTCAAATTGCCTAGCGGCTCCCCTTTCGAGGTGCAGAATAGGGATCAGCTAGTAAATCTATCCAGAGGCGCAAAGGATGAGGTCGGTCGATTAAGAGATGAACTGGAGGGGCGCGGGGTTATCACGCAGTCGGGCGGTGTAACCGGGGTTTTTAAATCTATTTTCGTTGGTGCTATCGACGCGGCCAAGAAGCTCGGGGGTGTTGTAAATCAAAACCTAAGACTGGAGACGCTACAGAACGATGCGTTACTATCACAACTTGCATCGGCAGAAGCCAAGTTAAAGGTTTATAGTGACCAACTAAAAACGCTTGACGAGATAAACCGCGTAGAAAATGAACTAGCGGGCAAGGGGCTTAATAGGGCACCAGGCAGGCAAAGCCCACGCGCTAACCTTTCAGGCTTACAAGGGTTTGGGGTTCAGGCCAACGGGGTTAAAGATACCGTTCTTGATAGGACCAAGGACCTGAAGCTACCCAATCTGTTGCCTGACAACTTCATTGTTAAACTCACGAACCTGCAAAACGCTATAAATAACGGCGTCATCCCTGCACAACAGGGAATGAGACAGGAAGCTAGCCTTTTACAAGCCGAACTCCTCAATTTACAGTCAAGAGGCGAACAGAATACAGCGCAGTTCTCATTTCTGAATGGTCGCCTTGGTGAGATTCGAGAGAGCATGAAGCAGACCACCACGGAGATTAATGGCGGTGCTGTAGCCCTGAAGCTGATAGGTACGATTGGCCTTGGCGTATTGTCCAGTCTGATATTCAAGTTCGAGGAGGCAAACAGCAAGGCGGCGAAGCTCAGGAATACGCTTCGCGGCATTGGGCAGCAGCTATTTAACACCCTTTTAAATGCTGGTCTCAATGTTGGCATCGGAGCCCTGACAGGAAACCCCATATCATTCGGGCAAGGTCTTGCGGCTGCGGTTGGCTTGCCGGTATCTACCACATCAGCAGCAGCAGTTCCAAGTGCAAGCGGTGCATCGTCAGGTCTAAAGTCACAGCCCATTCCCATCCAAGTCCAAGCCCTTCGAGTCTCCGGTGGCGATCTCCTCCTAACGCTGCAAAAAGCTCAAAACAGTCGCGGCGGAGGCGCTATAAGCCTTAAATAATGCCATACGCCACAGCATACAAGATCATTTCCAAGCAGTCTCAGACCGGGCACGTCTGGAACGCGTATATCGAAGACAGGGAGCTAGACAGCGATGATATCACTGAGCTAAAGGCCGGTGATGTGATGGTTGATATTCAATACTACCCTTTAGGATTCTACGCCGACACAGGCCACCCGAACATATTTACATCTACCTGTACCGTGGAGTTCATCGACGATGAAACTGGAGTATTATCCGAGCTTGTTGGCGCTGACGACGAGCGTTACCGCTTGCGCGTTGAAGGTGATTCAAGCGATGAATGGTTAGGCTTCATTCTGACCGATAGCTATAAGTATGATCTATACGGCAAAACCGTAAGCAGTATCAGCGCAACGGATCGGATTCAGGACCTGAAGGAGATCCCCTACTCTCAGGGCGGCGGCGTGCTCTATACGGGACGTGAAGACCTCCTAACGATCTTGACGCAATGCCTGGATTCTACCGGCCTTGATATCGGACTCTCAACACATTGCAACTGGTTTCCGCACCTCGGCACGAACGAACTAGACACAGACGACGACCCCTTAGAGCGTTTGTTGGCGGATCAAAGTGAGTTCGTGGATGCTGATGGCTTCCCGTATTCTAAGTTCACCGTTCTGGATCAGATCCTACGCCGCTTTCAGCTCCAGATCATGCAGAGCGAAAAGCGTTGGTTTATCCAGCACAGGCGCAAAGAGATTAGCGGTGGTAATTACAAAGTCTATCAGTACGATGCAGATGCTACGCCTGATGGCACGAATGCCACGCTAAACCACACGGCGCGGGTTGAGGTAGCAACAACCGGAGCCAATCAACAGATCATCGGACGCGCTACGGTATCTGGTACAAAGCCCTATGGCAGCGTTGCAAGCACTTATTACCACAAGACACCCGGAGCCGGTGCGCTTGGTAATGCAGGCTTTGAATCCGCCATACAGACTTCAGGCGGTAGCGGCGTCGGTAACTGGCGCGTAGGAGGCACTACTCCCACCCCGGTTGTTGCATCTCCTGGTATATCAGGCGCTGGCCTTGATGTATCAACGCAGGCGCTGTACATGGATATCATCTATGAAAGCACCACAGGGTTTACCTCGATACCAGCCGACCCAATAACGAATCTTAATGATTACGTTGAGCAAACGAGTTCAGGGCCGATAGAAGGCGCACCGGGGCGCAAGATGCAAGTAAGCATTGATGTGACCATGACTCCAGCATCGGCATCTGTAGACCCGGCGGCGGGGCGTGTGTATTTCTTTGTTGAATGGCATGTCGGTAGCTACAAGCTGCATCAAACGAGTCATATAGGGGCCTACCAGTGGAGCACGAGCCCACCAACCGACGAGGAAAAGCTACACTTTGAGCGGGCTATTCTGCCCGGAACGGTTCAGACGCTTACATTCACGACGGAGGAAATGAGCGTTGCAAGTGTAGATGTTACCGGCGACATTTACTGCAAGATTTACAACGCTACAGAGGATAAGAATGGTGGGGCAAGCAACACGGCACAGGTGGATCAAGTCGTGTTTGATAATGTGAGCTACAAGATCCTTGATGATGATAACGTTGAGCTGAACGCGGCGACGCGTACGCTTATTACCTACGATGGCAACACGAACCGTTCTAGTCCAGAGACGCCTACGCAGATCATAGGCGACGGGCCAACGACCGGGCACCCCACGCGGTTAACCGTGCTGGACTCTACCGATACAGAGCGCGACATAACAAGCGATTGGAATTGGCTACCTGCTCCCTTTATATCTGGGGTAAGCCTCGATCAGTTTTGGGCTAACGAGATGTTGAAGGAGTTCCGGCAAACAAACAAGGAGATCATAACCACCTTCTACACCAAAGAAGGCACAAACCCGCCTAAGCCGCATCAGTACTTCGTGCTGGCGAACCCGAATAACACGGCGGAGCAGGACTACACATGGCAGGAACTGAGCTACCGCCCGGTTAATCACGATCAAATCCTATCGGGCACATTCATAGAGTATCAGCGCGGGGCTAACGGGGATCAGATATGTGTCGTGGATATCAAGCCCAATACGGCCTTGCTTGCTGGCATTGACGTAGATCAGGGCCTTGTGTGTGATAGCACAGATCCGTTCGTGCCGCCAAGTGTGCCCACAACGCTCTATTACAGCAACAGCAGCAAGGAGATCAAGAAAGCTACGATAGATAGGATCTCTGGCAGTTGGAGCGCTACGACGATACGAACGTCATCATCGCTCACGCTGGTAGATATGTTCGTTGATGGCGCGGCGGGATATATCTTCACGTCCGTTGCCGAGTCAGGCGATAGTAACCGCTACATCAAGCGATCCGACCTGGTTGGCGGCTTGCCTAGCACGCTCGTAACCATCACGGCCATTGATAGCGGCTTCCCCCCTACCGTTCGCATCTGCCTTGACAAGCTGAATCGGCGCATTATCGCCGTAATAACAAACTTCACGTCAGGCGATAAGGTCAGCGTGTACAGCTATGATGGCGTACTGATTCAATCCGCATCGTTCATCCGGGATACCACCTCCATCGGTGCCCCGGCGGTATCCGAAGATGGCACATACGCCGTTTACCAGACGTTCGGCGGCGGCACGAAGCGCGTGCAGAAATACGATTATGCAGGGAATGCGAATACGGACATAGAGACGAGCGGCGCAAGCGTGGAACTTGGGGCACATGCCTTTATGGATGACGACTACGGCAGCGTTTTCTTTGAATGGTCCGGGGCGGATGAGATACGTACATGGCCTACGCCGGGCGGCGGTTCGTTTAGCTCGGTTATCACCACAGCCGGGACTACAGAGCTAGGATTGGCCGGTGACAGGGTGTACCAGAAAATCTACGCAGGCACCACGAACAACACCATCAAAGAGTACAACTACGACGGCACCGGGGAACGGACGGTCATAGACGATTCCCTGTCAGGATCGGACATCCAACATATAGACCTGGATGCGTAGCTTTTCTAACCAACCGCCCTACCGGGCTTGAATCATGCAAGTACTCAATTGGATCAAGGATAGGTTACAGGAGCGCTCAACGAAGCTCCACTTCATAACCCTACTAGGTGCCCTCTCCCTCTTGGGTGTGATCGGCCCCGACGCGCAGCAAGGCGCTATTGACGCCGTGGAGACGGGTCAGGAGCTGTACCAGGAAGGGTTAGACTCGTCGGTAGTCATCATCGACAAGGGCAAAGAGCTTATCGAGACGGGCAAGGAGACGGTGGAATACGCCAAGGATACCGGCATCCACTTCTGGCAGCGCTTAGGCGGTCTTATTGCTATCATCATGTCACTCGTGGGCATGGGTGCAAAGGATGCGAAGCAGGGTCTTGAATACGAAGCCAGAGAGGAAAAGCTGAAATACAAGGCGTCTGTTATGGGCGTTGATCTGGACAATACCTTGCCTGACATGTAGACAACGACTATCCGCCGCCCCGACTGTGTTTGTGTGATTTCGGGGGCTTTCATCAACGCATCTCAGGGCGGCGGGTTATTTCTATAAGTACTTGTAATTGCTTATCTTAAGGGTGCAAATCCAACGGTGATCGTACATGCCGCAACAAGTCCCAACAGTAGCAGAATACAACGCCCTGATGGATCTTACAGGGTCGCTATCAAAGCGCATCGAGGCGCTAGAGGCACAGCAGCCATTGCCGGAGCCTATCCCGGAGCCGTTGCCGCCTGTGGAGCCTCTACCCCCTATCGGGGATCGCGTCATCATGATAAGCAGCCCGGACCAGATCCCGGCACCTGATGCCTGGCAGCAAGGATATACGTACGCCCTAAGCGAAATGCAGTGTGGTGAGATCGTATGTGATGTGGATGACGTGACCATAAAGGCTATGCCGGGTCACAAGGTTTTATCACAGGCATTCAAGCGGCTGACGACGGCCCCGCGCATTGAAAGCGGCGTTACCGTCATGCCGTACACACGCGACCTCCCCCGCCACCCCGCAACGCATGAGGGGCCGTGGCAAGGGCACCGTGACCGTATGCGCCCGGAGCAGTTCATAGCCAACGGCAAGATGTTGCAGCCGGTGTACAGGCGTGAGGACGTAGGCCCCGGCAAGTTCTACGTGGAAGGCCCATCGGATAAGCCGGTAGCCGTGTACCTGATGGCGCATGAAGGGCCGGTTGAATCGGTCTCGTATGCGCACCATCCCCGTTTGCTATATGGCAAGGGCAAGAATGTAACCGTGGAGGGCATCGAGTTCTTAGGCGCCGCATCTACCGGCAAAGCTGGCGCGATCCTGACCAATGACGGCTGGCAACTAAAGAACGTTGCCTGCAAATACTCAGCCGGGCCGGGCTTTGAGCTGACGGGCAAAGATGTAATCGTTGAGGATTGTTTAGGCGAAGGCAACGGGCAGCTAAACTACCTTATCAGGCAGTACACGGACATGTATTTCATCGGATGCACGTCCCGCTACGGCAACCGTAAAGGCTTCAACGCGGCATGGGAAGCCGGTGGAACGAAGATCGTCAACGCATGGGGTGAAGGCAAAGGCGGCGTGAACCTGACAGTACGGGACTACACGAGCGAACACGACAACGGCCCCGGCCTGTGGTTCGATATCAACAACCGGGGTGCTGATGTTGATGGCGTGCTGGTTAAAGACGCCCTAGCCGCTGGCGTCATGTTCGAGCTTGGCTTTTATGATGGCATTGCCAAGAATATCAGGGTCGAGGGCGTTCGCCCCTACCCCGTCCCGATGCAGACCAACACGCGGCAAGATGGTATTGTCTGGCAGGCGTCCGTTCACAACAACACGTTTGACACGATGCACGCTGAAGGCTGCTACAACGCGTTTCTGTTCAAGGTGCATGAAAATCGGGGGGCTTCGCTAAACAACCGATTCACGGTCATGACAGGCCGCAGCTTCACTAAAGACTTCTACCTGGAGACATTCCCGGCAAATCGCATTCACGATGCCATAGCGAAAGGCGCAAAACCTGTAGGCTTCTATGGCTGGATGAATCACGGCAATCACATCGAATCAGTAACAAAGGTTTAACAACCGACCCCGGCCCCTATTTGGGGCTTTCTTAAACGTCTGACACAGTACCCCTACAACTCTGGCTAAATGGTTCATACGGTAGTAACATCCGCAATACAAGTCTCAATGGCGGTGCTGGTATTCATGTCCGGGGCGTTTGTCGCCCTGCTGAGGATATCAATGCCGCAGTCCGTCAATGAAGGCTTGCTGTCTCAAATACTAGGCCCATTGGGTGCGCTTGCATTCGCTGTGGTTACGGTGTGGTTTCTCGTTCGCTATCTACAGCGAAAGGAAAAGCGACTTGAGGACTTGCAGGATAATCAGCTAAAGGAAGCGCTAGACGACGCCAAGTACTGGCGCGAAATAGCACTAGGCAAGAAACATGAAAAAGATGCTTAAAGATCACCCAAACGGTAGTTCATCCAAGACGGCGCAAACAATGACTTATAACTCTATCGTTGTTGGCGTTGTGTTATTCACTGTTCTGTCTGTGGCTGCATTTGTGTTTTTTCCCATCCTGATTGACAACGAGCTATCGAGCTTGGAAGAGCGTCTGATACAGCATGAAAGCCTTGACGCGCACACCACGGCACGCGACAGGATACAGGAGCTAGAGGTCAAGGTGGCTGTATTGGAGGCTCATCTAATGATGAATTACAAGCCCCTGCCAGATTCTACACAGTAGACAAAACGGCCCCTGCCCTACCAGCGGCGTCCGTTGGGCAAAAGTCAGGGACGGGGCCGCCCTTTCTAACATCGCGTCTGACCATACATACTGCAACTCTCATGCCTGAATATCTGCTACTAAAGATGCTTATCACCGGGTTCCTGTTTGTCTGTTTCGGTTGGGCTGCCACCAACCTACACCTGATAAATGAATCCGAACGATCTAGAGGCTGTAGCGGCCTTCCTCTCAATCCCAATGCTAGCAGCCGCCATCCTGGGGCTACTATGGCAAATTAAGAACACTAAACCCTCCCCCTGATGACTGGACTCTGGATATATATCGTTACTAGCTGGCTGCTACTGATTGCAGCCATTGCCGCATTCTGGCACCTACTGAAAAAGGCAGAGCCGCATATACACGACTGATGCAAGCGATAGATCGAAAATATCTAAAGGCACCATTCCCCTATTTCGGCGGAAAAAGCCGCGTTGCATCTGAAGTGTGGGCGCGTCTTGGCGATGTGAAAAACTACGTGGAGCCGCTTGCCGGTTCGCTTGCCGTGCTTCTGTCGCGCCCGTCAATGCACAACACCGAGACCGTAAACGATCTGGACTGCTACCTGTCAAACTTCTGGCGTGCCGTCAGGCATGACCCGGAAGCCGTAGCCATGCACGCCGATTACCCGGTGTCAGAGATAGACATTCTTTCCCGGCATGACTGGCTTTTATCTGAAGGGATGGCGCTAAAGGACAAGATGCGCCAAAATCCCGGCTTCTACGATGTAAAGATTGCAGGCTGGTGGGTTTGGGGCGCGTGCTCGTGGATCGGTGGCGGGTGGTGTGCAAACCCATCAGAGCAGCTCCCCCACCTTGGGAACAATGGCAGGGGGCTTAACCGGAAGCTCCCCCACCTTGGGAACAATGGCAGGGGGCTTAACCGGAAGCTCCCCCACCTTGGGGACAATGGCAGGGGGCGATACATACGTGAGTATATGGATGCGCTATCGAACCGGCTTCGTGATGTGCGTATTGCCTGCGGCGATTGGTCCCGCGTGCTCACTCCGTCAGTGACGCACCGACACGGCCTTACCGGGATCTTCCTTGATCCACCCTATGGCGAAGGTGCGATGAACTACAGCGCCGGAGGCAACGACACGGACATAGCCCAGGACGTTGCGGCGTGGGCTATAGAGAACGGATCTAACCCCGCGATGCGTATTGCCTTCTGTGGCTACATCGGTGCGGTTGATATGCCGGACTCATGGGAATGCTACAGATGGAAAACGGCTGGCGGATACGGGTCGCAATCGGACGGCGAAGGCAGAGAGAACGCAAAACGTGAATGCATCTGGTTTAGCCCCTATTGCCTCAAGAATCAGTTAGACATTTTCGCACAAGCCGCATAAGTACCACCAACGCGCCCTAACAAGCGTACCGACCCTTGACACATGGCGACCACATCACACTCACTATCGGCACCCACACACGCTACGAGATACGCGGCAACGAGTGCCACGAGGTAACGCCAGCCGGAAGGCAGCGCGTATCGGTTCACTATGCCCGGCAGAGATACGCCCGTTACGTGAGGACGCAACAGCCTACTATTATGAGCCAACGTAATAGCGATCTATTCTTTCTCGGCTGGTCGCTCATCATCGCTGTACTTGTTACAGCTTTGTTGCTGTTCGCCCGGATGCTATAGCGTAACGTATTGAGCCGCCTGCTCTGCACGGATCGGGAAGTCAGACCCCCAAGAAATGTGGGGCGGGTTGGCGCTTGTTTTGCGATACGGTCTACACCTGCCAGCGATACGAGACCGATACGAGTTTGAACTAGCTGCATTTAGCCTTATCTTAAGGATTCGTGCAAAAAGGAAATGGTTACGATGGGATAACGCACCCCGTAACTATACGAATCTAAGAACTTCCCGCATCTCGTTGATCTTCTGCACCCTCTACCCGGCAAGCTACCGGGATACGGTTCAGCGCTTTCCTTAGCGGCACGGGTCACGGGGGCGGGAATCTCTAGTGAGGTTTTTTATGTCACACCGAAACGTCAGCGGGGATGGCGCTGCTACGGCCAGCGACCAAGCACCCCGTATCGTTCCCCGGCACAAAGTTTTAGCCAACCAGGTTGCAGGCAAACCCCAGAAGCCCGTAACAGCAAGCTCAAGGAAACCAGAGCCGGTCAAGGCCGAACCCGTAACCGTTCACGATACGGCGCGGAGCTTCTCCGAGTCCAGCAGGGGAGAGATCAATACTATGTTTGAGGGCTTCGTGAGCCTGAAGACGTGGGGCCTATGGTTGATCGGCCTTATATCGGTTGGCTTCGGCTTGCAGATCACACTTACTACACGAGTGGTAGAGAACGACCTGGTAAACTTTATACTTGGAGCCGGTACGGTTGCAAGTATGTGCTACGGGTTGTTCTTCGCTAACAAGCTATTTAAGGGGCTTAGGGCAGGGGCGTTTATCGGCTTCTCTAAGTTCCTAGCAATAGCAATGCTTCTGCTCATCACATGGGAAGAAGTAACGGCGATGCCAGCCAAGTTTGATACGGATCTAGCGATCTTCTATATAAAGTTCATTGGGCCTATCTGCCTTGGCGTGTACTTCCTTGCAACGATGATACTCGTTCTTATGAAGCCGGACGAAATGCGGAGCCGAAAACTAAACGCATTGAATACCAGGACGGAGCATAACAAGGCACTGCGGGAAGTTCGATTGCCTGAGCGCAAGGCAAAGGCAGAAGCAAGAGCAGAGAAGATGGGTGCCTTCGCTGCGTGGGCGGCACGTACCAAGTTGAGCGTGCTAACTGCTATTTTCTCTGTTGTACGCGGCTGGAGCATCACGCTCCAACAGGCGTGGGCACTGGCAGGGGATAAGCACGAGGAACTTGGTACGCACATCCAGAGCTACGAAAGCGGGGGGAAGAAAAAGCGATCCAAGAGCACGGCACGAAAAGCAGAGCCGGTAAAAAAAGCACAGCGCAGACGGTTTCGACTCTGGTAGAGAAACCGCGTAAGCCGCAAGCCAAAAGGCGAAAGAAGAGGGGGAAGGTTTACACGCATTGCCAGTGCGGGTGTAATGAGGAGATACCAGCAGAAGACAGGATGGCGGGAAAGATGTACCTCAATGACACGCACGGCGCAAGGGTTAGGAACCGAGAGCGCAGGAAACGCCAAAAGGCCAAAGCCTGAATCAAGCCGCTTCATCCTCCGGGGTGGGGCGGCTGTTTTTGTCTTAGCTGAACTCACGGAATGAAAACTCATATCCATCAAGGTCCTTTTCAAAGTATGCCGGTTCCGCTTCGCTCACGCTAAATCCATCTTGCTTCGATTCGACCATTTTCCAGAACTTGTCATGTGGCACGATCCTATCGTACTCGTCTGCGATCTGGAACTGGCTTGTTATCTCTCTCCACCTTTTAGCTGTGCTAATAATGCCGCACGGCAAGTCGTCGGCGTCCCGGCCATCATAGCCGCGAAAGTTAAACTTCCATCCCGCCGATGACTTGCCGATATGCAGTTCAGCCGCCTCGTATGGGCGCTTGCAGCATTCGCAGGGTGGCGGCACTTTTGTTCTGATGTAGTAATTGGTACCCATCGTTTCACCTCTCAAGTTCAACCCCCACACCAGCCATGTCGGAGGGCGGGGGAGTGGTTATCGTTTCAGCGCCTTATCCTCGTCCGGGTCCTCTGTGACCACGATGTTACCTTCTGCATATTCGTTCACGGTTTCACCTTCTGGTTTTGGCTTGTCCTTTTGGTTAAGCGCGGCAAGGCGGGTGCGTAGCCCCTTGAGTAGATACAGGATAGCCTCCTTGTCTCGACTGTCAAGCCTCCCGTCGTGCTGTGCCTCATCACTCAGCCCATCCACCACAGCCAGCACATCGACAAGGAGGGTGGATCTGGCTTCGGCTTCGATGCGTGCTGTGTATGCGTCAATATCTCCAAAGTGTATCATCCCGTCACCTCCGCAGCCTTGCCGGTGTCCACCTCATCCGCTGGCGGGGCTGGCAGGGGTTGCCAGTGGGTGAGCGTCACGTGTCCGTGTGCGGCGATCCATACGCCGCCGCCGCTCCATTCGTCATCATCTCGCCATCGACAAGCCACGACCCAACCCATATCCGTGAAGCCAAGAATAGTCCCATCCTTCGGAGCCGTCGCAATAGGCTGCCACGCCGGGGCGGGGGAGGGTTGCAGGGCGTCCATGTGCGCTGCCTTGGCCTTGTTGAGCACGCTTAATGCTTCATTCAACTTTTCGGCTGGCGTATGATTGAAAATGATGCTGTGCAAGTAGGAGTACATGCTGTGTACGTTCATCCTTCACGCTCCCCGCCGCTGGCGGTTGTTGATTGTGGATATAGCGCCTCAAGTGCTTCCCATACACCTTGCCACACAATCGACTCCTTATTGGCGGCAATGGCTTCGTATCGCTTTTCCGTATCATCTGGGTTGCGGCAAAAGTCCAGCGCAGCCCGTTTAGCAACCCTGCTGGTGCACAGGTATTCTCTCTCTGTCCACTCGATAATTTCTCTCAGCCTATCAAAGTCTATATTCATCCTTCCATTACCTCCGGGCCTTCGCCTTTAATCTTGTCAATGCACCGGCTCACGTACTCGTCAACCCATGCCTGTAGCTTGTCGTCATCCAGCACCCGGACGCCCATGCCACCACCGCGCATGTAAACGTCGATCTCAGTTCCGGCGGCTTCAGCGGCGGCGTACGCTGTGTTGTAGTCCCATATGTCGTGGGGGATGGGGATCATGCTGGCACGCTGGTCAGAAATGATTCTGGCAGACCTTCCTCTTGCCACTGCCGGAATTTCCGCATAGCCCCGGATGCCGTATCAGCATTAACCGTGCGAGATAGTACCAGGTGATTACATGCGTCCGGCCCATCACCCGGAACCACCGTCGTAAACTGACTGCCCATATGCTCATCACCAAGCATAGTGCGAACCTCCTGCCTGTATCCGGGGCGGCCTCCGTGATGCATGTTCCCTAATAACTGAACGTCGTACATCATACTCCTTACCTCGCTTGCCCCGTGGGGCGGTTTTGATATGCCTTACCACAAATGCACCACATAAAACGTCTGTCTTTGTCCTGCACATGTGGACACATAAAGTTGAAGAAATGGCCTTTAGACTATCAGAAGGGCGGTTTAAGCAGATCGGCGCACATATAGCCGATTTTAATGCGAAATATGTAAACGACGCAAAAGCCGCGTTTCCTGATCGTATAGGCCGTTTATGCTAATCCTTGCCGCTATTCTTACCACAAACTTTTCGTGTCTTGCGTATCAGCACGTTAAGCCGGTCCCGGTGCTCTATCATCTTATCGAGCATCATACTCAGCCGATCAGCCGGGATATCAGAATCCCGCGTCTTTGCCGTCTCCCATGCCTGAACCGAGGGGTACGCCCCGGAGTCCACTGCATACTGTACAGCGTTGCATCCGGCGGCGTTGTATAGGTCGGTTGTTTTCATGCTACGATTACTGAGTTGATTTCTTGAAGGGCTAAATACATGACCGACCGCAGGGACTTGTAGTGTCTCATCATTTCATCAGGGTTTCTAAAAGTCTTGCCCCACTTAGCATCGCGGCCATAATAAACGGTAAAGAATCCGGTTACATACGACTTCCATATTTTAACATCTTTGCCATTTTCCAGAGTGAATGCCAAGATGTAACCAGCAGCTTTTTCTTTGTGAAAAGTAATTTCGCTTTTAGTAATCGTCATCGTTTTATCCGTTTTGCGTTTCATTATCGTCTGTAATAAATATATTACATTGACAGGCGAAAGTCAAGGGGTAGAGCTAAAATAATTGAAATAAATTTATAACGACTAATTCCTGTCAGCACTACGGCGCATGTCTGCCCGTTTAAATGCCTGTAGCAGTTCCTCGTCATAGAGCAGGCCGCCAAAGAGTATATCCAGGATGTCAAGCCGCGAACCGCTCACGGCAGATCCGTACCAGCTAGACGAATCAGGGAATGCAACCGATAACGCTTCAGGGCTAGCGCCGGGGCAGAGGAACGCCACAATATCACGGCGGGCCTTTGATGCGCCGCCTGATAGCATGACGCGGGAGAAGTGTACGTACCTTTGCTGCGTCGTCAGGTCAGCATGTCCTGCGATGTCCTGCACGGCGTACGGGTCAACGCTGCACATGATAAGCCACGTAAGGAAGCTGTGTCGCGTGCTGTGGAACGTGTAAGATGGCCCAAGGCCAATAAGCGGGCGGTGATCCCTAAAGTAATTTGACGGACTGTTCTCTGGTACTTCCAGTCTGCTGTCTGATGCGGCACCAAATAGCCGCTGCCAGGGGTCATCTGTAGCCAGGTCGTCAATCAGGCGAGAGAGTAGGGCAGAGGCACGCGGCACAAGCGGAACGACGCGGGGCGTTGACTTTGGTACGTAATGCTTGCCTGTTTGCGGATGTACCCATTCGCGTATGTGGATCGAGCCGCCCCGCCCGTTTAGTTGTACGTCCCTGATATTAAGCGATATCAACTCACTTTTACGAAGTCCGGTACAGAATGCCAGTTCCAGGAGAGCAGGGAAATAGTTTTCCATGCCGGAGCAGACACCAATCATTTGCACAGCTTGCTCAATCGTTAATCCTTCTTTATCGCTTTGCCTCTTGCCGCTGATCCCTGAACGCTTGCGCCATTCGGCAACGGGGTTCTTTTTGGTATACCCCTCGTCTATGCACCATTTAAAGAATCCATTCAGGGCCATCGACTGCACATCCTGCGTGCTCGCCTTACGCCCCGTTGCCATGAATCTAGCTATTGTGTCTGTATTAATATTCCTGAATGACCTATCAGTGAGAAAGCCGACAAAGCGGCGTAGTAGGCTAACCTTATTCTTGATGGTGTTTGGCCGCTGGTGCCTATGGGCTTTGAGATATGCCATTGTCGCATGTTCGATGTCATCAATGGCGCTACTCCACGGATCGAAGTTGCCTATCTGGTAAGACTTTACGTAATCAGCAGCCTTTAGGATGGCAGCGGTCTCGTCTGGTGCCTTGAATCGGATGTACTTCCGGGTGGGCTTTTTCGTCTTGTCGTAAAATGATAGTTCCCATTGCCCTGATCCCGGCGGGTGTTCACGCAGTCCCTTCATAGGTCAATTTCCATTTTTAGCTTTCCCTTTACCCGGTTCAGCTCGTCGATATCGAACTGCGGGCGGCCCGTTGAATTTATGGGAAACACCTTACCATCTGCAATCCACCTGGAGATGGTGCGCGGGGATTTGCCAAGTTCCTCGGCGAACTGCTTGCGGCTAAGTACGGACGTGCCGAGGCGTTTATGCAGAGCATTTACGTTTGTCTGCAAGTCGTCGATCTTCCTTATTAGATCGCGCAAAAGGTCGCTATGTACGGTTACATACTCCACCTATCCGTTATTCTCCCGGCCCCCGGTCGATATCATCGTCGTCATCATCGCGCATCACGATTACTTCGTTCATTGCGCTGCCTCCATCACTTTGAATTGCTCAATTGAAATAACCCGCTTGCCCTTCAGGGTCTTGCACTCCAGGTTCTCGTACGGCGCTGCTTTCGGGGGCAGGATATCAGCGGTTGCCTTTATCGCGTCGAACTCGTTGCCCGTCGTCTCCACCAGGACGCAGAAGTCCCACCCCGGAGCGATGAAGTAGAATTGATTGATTACTGTGCCGAATAGGTCTCTCATATCTCCCTCATTAGCGGCGGCACCCCCACGGATGCCGCCCGGTTGGTTGTGTTAGGCCGCTTGCCGCTAAATGGCTTCTGGATACTTCTCGCCACTACGGAAGTACAGCGTCTTGATGGTTCTGCCTGACCTCATTGCATTCCATGCCTTAATTACCAGCGCCATCCGATCTGCACGCTTGTATGCAGTATATAAGCCTCTCTGTTTTTTTTGTAGCTGTATCTTTATGAGTTTCTCTCTCAGCAAATGGACGGGGTCGTCCGCGACTAGGTTGATACCTGATATGAGCTTAGCAAAGAAGACGTTGCGACAGTCCTTATCTACCTCTCCTGTTATGTACCATAGTGCCCCAACCTCTGACTGTGGCAGGAATGGACACTTATGACCAACGGCATACGATGTGGCCTGAATAGCACCTTTGTACTCATCTGCTAGTTCAAGGTATTCATACTCTCTTGGCCTTTCCTGCTTCGCACCAGTACGACCGAGCAACCCACCCTTGGTGTAGTACTTCCAAATAATTGTCAGCACCGCAGAAAGGCACTTGGAGTTCAAATAGCCATTCATCGCAAGGACATCAGAGCTTTTCCGCTTCGAGCCAATTCCTATTTTTGGCATCACTGATTCCTCTGCGTTTCTGACCACCAAGAACTGTTGGGTTGTATTTGATTTTATAATCGCCTGAAGCCTATGCTGACCATCCATTACAAACCCAAATTCCGATACGATAATTGGCTCATATTGCAATGACCACTTACCCTTCTCCATCTGATCGGACAATAGGTTGACATTGGCATCTGATAATGGCCTTTGGTGTATTCCTGTGCCCGATTTTTGGGACAACATTTTTGCTGCTTCCTTTGGGCCTAACCACTCAATACCTGAGTTAGTTACGATTTTTTGAGATTGCTTTTTAGGTGATTTTTTGACTAAGACTTCCATCCTGTTACCTGTCGGGGTTGAGTTGTTCTTGAATCGTAAAAAGTGTGTAGCTCGGCTTATCCGTCCTAAATGACTTCATGCCGTCGCCTTGCGTGTACTTTGGCGAGTCGTTTTTCAGGATACCAGCATGCACCAGCCCGTCCTGAATCATCTTCGCCGTAGGGGAGAGGTTATCCCAATCGAAGCGCGTCCGACCGGGGCCGAAATAACACTCCACAGACACCAGCGCCGGGTACTGCTGGACAGCCCTGATTCCCTGCTCCTTCGCCTCACGTTTCACCATCGAATGCCAGCGCTTGTGAAGGCTTGCCCGCTTGTACTGGTGCATTCTGTCGTACTCGTTCAGCGAGGGGCCGATATCCGGTATGATGAGAACTTGCGTGCGCTGCTGGTCTTGCAGATACTGTTCACGCCTCGTTATTGCCGCCTGACGTTCGCTGTACGGGGCGCAAGGGTGTTCATCAGTAAACTTCATTGAATCACCCATCGCTCTCGCGCCCTGCGAAATATTTGATTTTCCATTTAGTTGTTGATCTACCTGCGCTTTGATGTGCGCAGGTAGATCGTTTAGCTTCCATGATTCCATCAGAAGTCGTAGCCTTTTTCTGCTCGTCTGTCGATGAGGAAAATCCTCACGTCATCGAGGGTTTGAAAGATGTGATCTGACTTCAGGCCATTGCACACATGGCAGGCCGCCAAGATGTTGTGAGCTTTGGTTTCTCGCACGTAGGAAAATGGGATTTGATGATCGAAATGAACCACCAGCTTAACCATCCTTCCCTTTCGCTTCACGTAGTCACCAAAAGGCTTCCAGCAATAGGCGCATCGGTAGTCTTGTTGTTGAAGGATTTCCTTCTTGACCTTGGCCGAAAGCCTGCGGCTTCCATCAGGGGTGCAGATCCGTTTGATTTCCTTTGGCTCTTTACTGAACGGGAGGCCGCAACACTTTAGCCGACCATCAATCACGATTGCTGTTGTTTCGCATTCGGGGCAGAATCCCCGTACAAGTGCGACGCCACCATACAGCGCCAGATGTGTTCTCTTGAGAGTTGCCATTTTGTAAAATGGAAATGCCCTTGCCGACACCGTAACAGTTGGAACGGGGTTCAGGGAACCCACCTGCCACGACATGCCGACAAGGGCATTCGAGTAAATACTATACCTGATTACCCGGTTCCACGCGGGGCACGTATGTGCACCCGTAAGATACAAAAAAACAAGGACTTGCACATATGTTTTAGTGTTAAAAACATGTGCAGTACTCTCATCCACATGCCCGGATTCGGCGAACTGTGCGCTTGTCCATCCGCTCATGACTGCACCTCCGCGAACAAATCCGGCTGCGGCTGCTTCGCCTGTGCAGCCGGGTTAAGCCAGAGCGATTCCGTACGTCCTCGCCTGCTATCGGCGATGGTTTGAAGGTCTACCCGGTGCCAATCGGGGAAAAGCTCCGCGTACATCGGGCAATCGTACCCGCTAAGGATCACCATCCCCTCGAGCTGATGAAGTGCGGCGGCTAGTGCTTCGTGTTCTGATTCCTGCATGTCGTGCCGGTATCCGCCTGAGCTTCGTGTGCTTGGTGCATATGGCGGGTCTACGTAGTGAAGCGCGTCCGGGTAATCATTGCGAAGGAGCACAGAGACCGCATCATCGTTTTCTATGTAAACTAGCCTTAGCCTCTCGGATATGTGTGTAATTGTATCCAAAACACCTACCCATTCTTTTGCCAGATTGCGGCCGGAGTATGACCGAAACCCACCAATAGAACCTGGTGGGTTTTTTGAGGAATCTGTAGACATTGAAAACCAATAGGCTACAAGCGTACGCCGGGCTTGCTCAATCGGATCATTCGCAGGAACTTGTGAAAGCACGTACTCGTCCCGACTGTAGGGGGTGTATCCTAATAACCGTTCAAGTTCGGTACTATCATCTCGTAGTACCCGAAACAGGTTGACGACCTGCTGATCCAGGTCGTTGTAAACCTCAACCTCACTTCGTTGCTTGCGCATGAGCACCGATGCGGCACCGCCAAAAACCTCCGTGTAAACCCGGTGGGGCGGAAAGTGCGAAATGATCCAGGGGGCTATGCGCCATTTGCCGCCGAAGTATCTCATAACCGGGCGTGTAGGATTTGCGCTCATGACTGCCTCCGGCTCTTGATCCATTCGTCAACGATGAACCCTAGCACGAGGAGAACCAGCACGCCGAATATGCCGGGGATTATCAGATCACTCATGCCGCTACCCTCCATACTTGCATATCCGCGTTGATCCGTGACGGCACGCCAAAGAGCACCTGACGCGGTGCAAATGTGCGCCGGTTCAGATGGTAGGCTACCGTCGTGCGGTCTAGCCCCACCAGATCGGCGATATCCTGTTGCGTGTATCTGCCGCTATCGTGCAGCACGTACATAGCCGCACGGCGATGCTGCCAGTATCTGCGGTCGGGTCGTCTCATGCTGCCCACCTCCGCTGTGCAATGTCAAAGGTTTTGCCGGAGCCGACCGATTCGTTCATGATCTTGCCATCCCCGCCGGTAAAGCGCTTCATGACCCATGCAAGGGCTTTATCCTCATCCATGCCGCGTTCCGTCAGGGCGTCCCAGGCTTCGTTGATTCCGATCACGCCTTTGCGCAGCAGGTTTTCCACCTGCTTGGCTGCTGGCAGCTTCACCGGGCGCATCTGCCTTTGTTTTCTCGTGTAGACCGAGTAAACGCCAGTGATCCAGTTTCTAGGGGGGCAGTTGTCAAGATCCTTTTCGAGTATTGCGCACACCTCGCCGTGACTGAGCCCGGAAAGGCGAAGCGATATGACCCGCTCCTTGAGTTCCTTGGGGAATATGCTTGGATTATGAGTTATTGGCATACCCGCCTCTCTGCACCAGACGGAAATGGTTTGTGTCACCGGTAAGGGCGAGACACCCATTTTTTGCATGATGGCTATCAGCTTTGGCGCTGATAGGTCTCTGTTGTCACGTCGCAACTGAAGCAAAATCGGCTTAACGTGATCGTATTTGCGGTTCTTTGGCACGCCCTTCGGGGCTACCGGGAATAAGTCTTGCTGTATCACGCTGCTAACCTCACTGGCTTAGATTGTGAATTGATGTATTCGACCGACTGGCGCCTGCCATCGGCCAGCCCTCCAGCTTCCAGGTGCGCATTGAAGGCGGCGAAGCTGGCGAACGTCTGCCGGGTGCCGTTCACGCTCTGCACGTCGAACTGCCTTGTGTGCTTGCGGTCTTCACGTCGCCACTCGTAGCCCTGCCAGTTTCCCGGCTGGTTGTTCACCTCGTTAGCCAGCTTCGCGCCGCGTGCCGTGAACGGGGCGTAATCGGGCTGCGGTTCGCCGTGTATGTAAAGCCGGTATGTTTGCGTCTTGCTCATATCGCCTCTGTCTTGGCATGTACCGCGTTGGCAAGATCCATCCAGGCAGTGAAGGCGAGAAAGTCACCGTGCCACCGCTGCCAGTTGGTAGGCTGCCCTTTGCCCCGGCTCATGATCCATTCGTTTTGCCTTGGGTAGAAATGCACCACGCGGCCATTGTCGAGACGGAAGGGCCAAATGCTGCGCCGATCCCGTACGAAGGTGATATTCATCGCTTCGGCCATGCTCACGTTTTCGGCGCGTCGGGCATCCGCTGCCGCCTTCTTGTTTGCATTCCTTCGGGTTGCTGCTCTTAGCTGTGTGCTTGTCATGCTGCCTCCTCGTCTTTCACGATCTGAAGCCGATAGCCAGGGGCTAGGAATGTCTCCGGGTCAGGTGTGCCGGTCGATGATCCATCCCAATACGTCCGGGGGTAGAACATGTATTCCTTTGCCTGCTCGTCAGTCAGTCCGTGTGTTTCGAGAATCTTGTGAACTCCGGTGATCTTGTGCTCGAAAACAAACGCCCATCGGCCTTTACCGTCATACTCCGGCTCCCCAACGATTTGCACGTCGTGTACGTGGTGAGCTTCCATCATGGCAAGCCAATCTTTAGCCAAAACCCACGCCTGTTCCAGCGTGCCTTCTGTCAGGGGTCCAGATCCGGGGTTGATTAAAACTTGTGTTCTCATGCTGCTTTCCGTTGTTCAGTTGGTTGTTCTAACATCGCCCCGGCCTGAGCCAGGAAGCGGTAAATGTCTTGCACGTACTCCGGGGCCTTCGTTGACCACGGCGGGCTATGGTGCTTGCAAAGGTACTCAGTCCCGTACAGCCACCGGGCGAACTGCTTCACGTCCTCCGGTATCATCCGGCCTTCGCATCGCATGAACCCCGCTAGATCGAGCCGGGCTTTGTGCCAGATACCGGCGCTGTATGGGGCAGGGGTGCTCATACCAGCTTCCTCATGCGCTTGCTGCCGTAGATGCTGGCAAGGTGCCCGTACTTGTCCGGGTTGAGTCGAACCGCAATCATGCTCCTTGCAGGTCCATTCGCGGGATCGGCTTTCAACTCAAGGTTGTGTTGACTTTGCATCACCTTCACCGACACCTTCCCGATTTGCAAATCGTCTTCTGCCGCGAAGCCGTAGCGCATGGCAAGCCCGTTGATCTGACTAAGCAGGAACCACTTGTCAGGGTTCAGCCTTCCGCGTTCGATATCGTCAACAAGCCTGCGCTTGAACTCTTCGTGCCACTCGCCAACGGTGTGCTTGGTGAACTCGGCTGTAAGTTCTTCAAGGTCCCTTGGCAGCGTTGCGCTTATCGACTGCGTGTTTAGTTTTCTTGCTTCCATCGGGGCTACCTCGCCGGGGTTTGAATTGGTTCATCCAGAAAGCTCATGTCATCGAGCTTTGCCGGTTGCCAGGTCTGGTTCTGGTTTTGAGAAGTCGGAGTTGATTTGCCGGGCTGAACTTTCGCCTTCGCCCATGTGTTGAGAATCCCTGCCAGAAACTTCAGGCTTGAGTTGCCTCGGATGCCTTCGTTGCCACCGAGAACCAGCGCCGCCATCAGCTTGACGTGCCCATGCTTTTCGCGGAGAGCAAGTAGTGATTCGGTTGGCGTCGTGCCCCTGTGACTACCCTTCATCAAGGCAATGAATGCTTGCTGGATAAAGTCCGGGGGATAGGCTTTGAGAGCTGCCAGAATTGATGGCTCGTAAACTCTTTCTTTTTCCGCTAAGAAATGGAGGTGGGAGGTGCCGTATTTCTGAGGTTGTTTTTCAACGCTCTCCTCATCAGGATTAAAACTCTGTAGTAAAGGGGCAGCACCATCTTTTGTTTTAGAAGTAGGTTTTAGAAGTAGGTTTTCAGTACGCGTTGCGAATTTCGCAACTTTCTGTTGCTGGATTCGCAACTTTCCGTTGCTAGATTCGCAACTTTGGGTTTTGTCACTTGTTGCTGGATTCGCAACAACTTGTTGCGGTTTTCGCAACTTCCTGTTACCGGGGTTTGTTGCGGTTTTCGCAACTTTCTCAGGCACTAAACAGCGTAGTTTTAATCGCCCCATATCCTCTATCCATCCAGCCTTTTCAAGCTCCTTTATAGCGCCCGAAATGCGGCTTTTATCGGTTGGATTTCCTTTCTGATTTATCACGCGCTTGCCTATGGTTTCGAGGCTTGCTTTGCAGTACTTGCCCTGACCCTGATAACTCCTAACCGCTATCCATACCAGCTTTGTCAAAGGCTTGAATGAAGCCAGTAACAGAGCCGATGGAGTACGGATATCAAAGGGTTTTTCGCTCACTTAATCGCCTCGTTTTAGTCTTCCTTTTCGTATAGATCAATACCCAATCCCCACTTGGCACAGGCCCGGCGAAAGGCCATACTTTCGGCGTTGCTTGTGGGGTCTCCGAAGCCCTTTACATTGAGGGTTTCGATGCCCGTAGCCTCGCGGTAGAACCGGCCTTCCTTGGCGTTGATGTAGACCCTTACGGTCATCATCACATGGCTTGCCGTGATCGTCTTATCTGTGATCTCGTACTCCCATCCAGGGGCGTAAAAGTCCATCATCTTAGCGACCCGATACCAAGGGATAAACGTGATGTTATTCCCTCCGAGCTTCTTGTTTTTGAGGACACGTTTCGGCACAGGTAGGTGCAGATCGGCAACGATATCCTGCAAGGGTCGGGCTATAGGTTTGTCCTTTGGCGTGTCATTGTTGGCCTTTGGTGGCCTGTCTGTAGGAGCTTGCATTGTCCCTTAATTTTTTGAGTGAAAGTATTGCTCTGATCTGAGCAGCTTCATCTTTTCCAGCGTGGAGTCCAGCCGGTTACGCTCTGCGAAGTATTCAGCCTCTAGCTCTGCCAGGGCGATCTCTTCCTTGTATTGGGTTTCCAGAAAGTCCTTGTAGGCTTTGGATGCCCTTGCAATCGACTCTAGACGCGATTCTGTGATCTTCTCGCCTGCCTCGCTGAACTCCGCCCTACGATCCTCTATGATGCCGTGTAAGCAGGTCTTGCGGACGTTCTCCATGTACTTCACGCGTGCCTTACGCTTGCCGTATGCGGTCCCTAACACGCGCACCTGCTCTATAAGCTGGTCAACGTCGGTTCCTAGCATGGCGGTTGTTCTGTCGTTAAGGTCTTCGTGTGTCATGAGTAGCTTTTTCGTCTTTCTTTGAGGCCCTCTACAAAACCTGCTGCCTTGCCTCGCATGTACTCCCTTTTGAGCATTGCAAGGAGCTGGTCGTAATCCTGGACAATCTTATCCCCGCCTGAAGGGGGCAGGGGCGGATCATTGTCGTTTCGATGCAGCCAAACATTTGCAAGCAGTCCTAAGAGTGCTGCAAGGCCCACAATGGCTACTATGCCCTTTAGGAGCTGCATGAACTCAGGATCTATCATCAGTCTGCCATATTCCTTACTGAGCGGTGCAGCGGGTTCATCGGCTCGACCTCCTGTATCAGCCATGCCTCCGTGGTTTGCGTCAGGTCGCTTAACAAGCCATCTGCAATCCGTTCGTACAGGATTGGGGCCTGTTCCTCTACCAGCGACGTGACGCGGCTAAGGGCCTCCTGTAGGCGTGCCTTGTCCATCTCTGCCAGCTTCAGGGCGCGTTGTGCTTGGCGTAAGTTTTCTTTTGCGAGTAATTCTTTAACTGAAGTCATCTATGTATCCGTTTATAATTTGAGGGGCAGATGGGGCGAGCAAGGGGGCCTTATTTCCTGCTCGCCCCTCCTGGTGCAGTAAAAAGGAGGGCAGGGCCGGGGGTGCGGTGTATCCGCTAGACTTTGCTGTTACCTCGTCTTCACCCGGCCTGCCCATGTAAATGCATGTAGAGTGTCAGCAGGACGACAAGGGCCAGTACCGTGTACATCAGCGCCTTAGGCGGCTTGACTGCATCGGGTGGAAATTTGCCGCCGGTCATGCTGCCTGCTCCCGGCTTATCGGGATGCGTGCAAACACCTCCTTAGCAGCCTTGCGAGGATCTACGAAGTCCGGCATAACCATCTCGGGCGTCCGTATGGGCTTGATGCCCCACACGTTTTGCTGTGCTTCTGCACAGACGGGGCAGATGCGGTGAACTGTCGTGATCCCGTCCTCTTTGGTCATGCCGCCCATTGTCTTAGGGCATACCTTTTCGTGGCCTTCTAGCCAGTGATAGGCTTCATCTCTGAGGCGTGAACGTTCGTGCTCCTTGTCGCGGTTGTAAAACTGTGTGTAAGGGTCCATACTGGCTTTGGATGTACCGATGCTCCGTAGTACCAGAACGAGCGTAGCGGTGAGCACGCTGATGAATGGCAGTAAGGTGGCAAGGGTTATGAATTGGATGTGTTGCATGGTTCTGCGAACCGAGGGGCAATGTGTTAAAAGAACAGGCTACGCAACCATTGCCAGAACTGGCATATAGCGTTCATAGCGCTCAAGTGTGTCGGGATCTGCGGGGATCAGAGTGCCGTCTTTCACATCGCGCAATACCTGCGCATGGCTTACGGTCTTGGTGGTCCCTACCACTTCAAATGCATCGTAAGTGATGCCTCTAAACTTCCAGACATGATTGCGAAGCACTACGGGCCGTGCGGTCCCGTCGCCTTGCTTCAGATCGAACCGACGCAGAGGGCCGGTTTGAGGGGCTATTGAAACTTCAGGTGTACAGTTCGTATATTCTTTCATCATGATCTCTCTAGATTTTGATCTGAAAGCCAGCCATTGTTTTAGCGAACGGGCTGGCTTTCTGCGTTTATGAGTGACCCACTATGCAGTGGCGTATTCCCCATCCTCCTTGAGTAGTTTGCGAAGGTCGCTAAGGTCTGCACGTATATGATCCTGTATCCGATCTACTACGTAAGCGCTCATCGTAATACCGCGAGAGTCAGCCGCCTTTTGCAGCTTCTCCTTTAAATCTTTCGACATCCTTACTTGTAGAAGGTCGGTTTTCATCGTTAATTGCTTGTGTTTAGTTCGTAATGACAACAGTAAGATACGATAATGACTCACTGTTGTCAACACCTTTAGCAAAATAAATGCTAAAAAGTTGACAACAGTAGTTTATTGTCGGCGGAGACTATGGACAATAGGAGCAACAAGCAAAAGATCATAGACGCTATAAAGGGGCGGGGGGAAGCTCTCAAACCTAAGGAAATAGCCAGTATTACGGGCATTGGACCGGAAACGGTGCGTACCACGGTTCGTCTTATGAAGCATATGGGAGAATTGACGCAACCGAAATATGGTGTTTATGAGTTGCCAGAGAGTGGGTCACAGTTGGGGGCTGTTGATGTGTCTGATGTCACGCGAACGCATGATGTGCGATATGATGTTCAGGTAAATCCCCCTGAAAAGGTGGGCGAAATAACCTATAGCAAAGAGGGCTGAATTGCCGTGGAAGTGATTGGCGATATTGATAGGTTGGACCTAGTAATGAAGCTGCTTGAACCTATGATACGGAGTCGCCTTATGAGCACACCTACGCTAAGGGCAAGCAAAGCCAGGGCAGAGGCGTTTACATTTCGGTTCCCGGTAGAGGTGGAGGAGGAGTTGTGGTACTTTACCGTAACGGCAATAGGAGAGAGAGTGGAGCACGGCACCGAGCCCGACTTACTAGCCCCAATCAAAGACGAAGGCCCACCCCGTAAGGAGTGAGCCTAAGCCGCACGCAGGGTGATTATCCACCCCTTATGCGGTTTGTTGTGCGTGAGAGGGGGTAGGCACAGAGTCAGGGCGACAATTATACGGACGAGCGTCCGTTTCCACAAGTTAGAAATTGCTTAAGAGTGGCCGCACGCACCTGAACGGGGGTATACGGCTTTTTAAATGCCCTGTTTAGGGGATGCTGACAGCCGTTACCGGAGACGGGGCGGCTTTCTTACGTTTGGTCGGTTCAAGTCTTTTGTTTATATTGACTTAGCGCATCTTTCGACGCGAATCTGGCGTGGCCCAATATCATATCCGGCCAACCACCACAGCGCCATCTTTAGCAAATCAAACAAAGGACATTTCCCGGTATGGAATTAGTAAAACTGGCAGCTATCAGTGAGATAGTTGTGGGCGACCGTCACAGAAAGGATTTGGGTGACGTGGAAGCCCTGGCAAGCAGTATCTCTGGTATCGGCCTTTTGCAGCCGATTGGAATCACATCTGACAACGAACTTGTTTTCGGTGAACGCCGGTTGGAGGCGTTTAAGAGTTTGGGCAAGACGCATATCCCGACCCGTATCGTCGATCTTGATTCGCTGGTAAAAGGTGAGCACGATGAGAACGAAATGCGTAAACAGTTTACGCCGAGTGAACGGGAAGCGATAGCCGCTAAGATAGAGAGGTTGTCACCAGAGAGGAGAGGGCGTCCCGGTGAAAATGTGGCACATGTGCCACATTTAAAAGGGGAAAAGACAAGAGATATTGCAGCAAAACAAGCCGGTTTTTCTAGCACGTCTCAATACAGAAACACCAAGAAGGTAGTCGAGCAAGGTTCGCCGGAGCTGGTGGACGCTATGGATACCGGGATAGCATCTATCCGGGCGGCGGCGGATCTTGCTGAACTACCACAGAACGAACAGGCGGAGGTGGTAGCACGCGGAGAGGATGAGATCCTAAAGCGGGCAAAGGAGATCAGAAAACAAAAAGCGGAGCAGCGGAGGGAGAAGCAGATAGAAAAGGAGATTGCCGCATCTAGAATAATTACACTTGATCGCCTGTGGCATGTTACAAGCGATCAGGACGTGATCGAGTGTGATGCCGTTATAACCGATCCGCCTTATGGTATACTGAACGAGCCGTGGGAGCCGGAGCGCCTGGAGGACTTTACGCGGGATTGGGTGGGTCGCTGGAATGAATCCGGTGCTGATCTGTTTCTGGTGTTCTGGAGCCAGCGGTATTTGTACGATGGCCGCGTGTGGCTTGATGAGGAGCTAAACAACTACGAGTTTACACAAACGCTGGTTTGGCATTACCCTAATAACAAGGGTCCTCAGTCGCGCCGTATGTTTAAACAGACTTGGGAGCCGGTTTATTTTTATCGCCGTATTGGATCTGAGCGCGAAATAGCGGTGGGTGCAGGCGAGTGGGGTGATGGGCTTAATGATTTCGATTGCCATGTCGCTGCAGTTCCTCAGTCAAACTTTAACGATTCAGAGCGCAAGCAGCATCCGGCTCAAAAGTCTGTTAGTGTAATGAGATGGCTCATTAACGCATCAACGCATCCGGGCGAGCTTGTTGCTGATCCGTTCATGGGATCTGGTACTACGGGTATTGCCGCGTCGAAACTTGGGCGTAGATTTCACGGCATAGAGATCAGTGATGAGTACAAAACGATAGCGGAGCGGAGGTTAGCGGCTTATGGCTAATTTTCGCAGTGACATCGGCTTTAGTGAGCTAATGAGGCCCAAAGCGGAGCGTATATACCAGCGTGTTTTTCCAGGGTGTAAGGTAGAGAACCTGCGCCCTGATGGTGATAAGGATGTACATGAGTTAGATCAGTACTTCGGAATAGATACGCAGATCATATTGCCAAGCGGCGGCACGCTTACTGTCCAGGAGAAGTACAGGCGAAACGAGTTTCTGCATACTAAGAAATGGCGCGTCGATCCGTCGGTCCCTGACTTTACGCAGGAATATCTGAATGCCTGCGGGACGGAGCATGAAAGGCATGGTGAATGGTTTCACTTGTCGGCAGATCTCTATTTCTACGGGTGGGCATCCGCGAATATGATGGGGTTTGAGAAGTGGGCCATACTTAACGTGCTAAAGTACAAGCTGCTCGTCGAGAATATGGGCGGCCTCGATAGCATAGGCATGTATAAGAGGAATCGCAAACACGGTGCAGCATCGTTCTATGCTATTCCTATTACGACACTCAAGCCAGCTTTCATGTGTACGGGTAGTGATATTGATGAAATCAAGGTTTGGAGGACGGATGATACAGGGCAGGTAGTATTTAACAAACATGCCAAGGATACAGGGGTGCCCATGTTTACAAATCTTGAGCTTTAGCACATGTTGCGAATATATGTTCTGTACATGTTCTTTTTGTGACTACATAGTTATACAGGAATATACTCCGTACTATTAACGCAGCCGGGAGCGTAAACCGGCTACTGAAGGCAAATCTCATACAGCACATCCAACACGGCACATCAGATAATAAAGAGCAGGCTGATGAAGAGCAGCCACAGCCCCGGTCCTGGGTGGGATGCCGGGGCTTTTCTTTTGCCGGAACTGTGGTTTGTAGACTAAGTTAATAGAACTGCAAAAGGCGTACTATTGCGCTTAGGCTGCGGGCCATGTCCCAATGTCTTTTAAAGGGGTGTCATCGAATGGTGGTGCCCTTTTTCTTTTACCCTAACGGTTCGGCGATCCATGCGCCTAAGTAATTGGAACTATTGGGTTTAAATCGCTATATTAGGGGTACAAGATTACTCCAAAGGTAAGGGGCGGGTCTACTCCCATTCTCGCCCCTTACCGACCTCCCGCGCATCCCCGTAGCGCACCTCTTTAGCCCGGTTCCGGGCAATCATTTCGCCCATCGACCTTAGCAGGTGGGGCGGCTGGCATATCTAGGGCATGGCAGAGGAAACCGTACGGTTTAGCCTTGAGGACTTAACCGAGTTCGATACGCTAATATCAGCATTCTCAAACGTAAACAGCGCAACGTTTACGAGCGGGAAAGTAGGTGATGCCCTGACCCTGAACGGCACCAATCAACGCCTCGACAATAGCGACACCTTTTTCCAGGGGCTTACAGGCTTTTCGTTTCACATGGTGGCGTGGATTTACCTCGATGCGATAGATAGGAATCATGGCATCATGGGGCAAGCAACGTCCACCTATCACTGTCATATTATATCTACGAACAAGGTACGCTTCCGAGTGATGGCCGGAGGCACCAACAGGATACTCGACCATACCACAACGTTGTCATCGGGTACGTGGTACATGCTCAGTGTTGGCTATGACCATGACAACACTGAAATATTCATCGACATAAACAACAGCGGATCACCTCAGACGCTTACCACCAGCGGCGGCGCGATAGCCACGGCAACAGACGATTTTCAGCTTGGCTCTATCCAGACGGGCAACTATTGCGACGGGCAGATAGACCAGTTCATGATGCGCACGGACGGGCTTTTCTCGTCTACCGAACTGGATGACTTTTACAACAGC